GTGTGTTTAATGTTTGGCATATCAAGAGCCTTTAGGACTGCCTGTGGGTCAAAGCCAACTTGAACAAGTTGAGCAATGATTTCAGCGCGAAGTTTCATTCCAACTTCAGGAGCATCAGCAGCATCAATGTTCTGCAATGGCACACGATGTTGGTCGCCTGCTTCGCCTAGTGGTGATAAATCTTCAACTGCGCGAACATCATTTAGTGAAAGGAATCCTTCGCGAAGTCCTTTTGTGTAAGCGTCATAGCGTTCAATTGTTGTGCCACGAAGCAAGGCATCAAGATTAAACTTGATAAAGCCATCTGGCTCTGGAAGTAATGGTGAAAGTGCTTGTTCAATTCGCTCTAAGAGTGGGCGAAGTGAATGCTGCACGAATGATAAATTCTGCGCTTCAACCGATGCAAATGACATCGCGCCAGCAACAGGGTGACCCAGTAGCGAGACAGGCACGCGGAAAAGGCGGGCTATTTCCTCAACCCCGAAGCGTCTGACTTCAAGCAACTGGGCATCGGCGGCGTTTAGTGTGAGCGGCTTGAAAGACGCTCCACCAGTTAACACGCCGATTTTGCCCGCTCTATATGGGCCAGTGTGCGTGATATTCCAATCGCGAGCAAGGTCTGAAACCTGCTCTTCTGTCATATCACCTGGCGCTTCAATAACGCCACCAGGATTGGCAGCATTGCCGAAATACGAAGCAGCATAAACTTCAGCGGCCATTGCAGAACCAAGAGTTACACGGGCTGCACCAATTGGGCCAAGACCTAGAAGTTGTCCAGGAAGTCTAAAGAGTGGGATGTGAACAATTTGGTTTGCATCAAGATTAAATGAGAAGTTGCCAACAGCATCACGAACACGATAACGAACAGGCTCGCCTGGTATTGGGCGCTCGACTAGAACATCGCGTGGATTCAAGCAATACAGTTCAACAACATCGCCTAATTCATCCATAACTTTAAGAATAAAGGCGTTGCCTTCTAGGTTAAGTGAAGCAATGATTTGTTCATAAAATTCAAGGCGTGTTGTCTCTGGATTTGGGCTATTTACCCAAGTTGGAGTTTCGCCATAAACATTTACATATGAAATACGGTTGCGACCACGGCGAACATAAGCGCCTAGTGGCAATGATGAGATTGTATCGCCAAGCAAACGAACGCAGGCATATACGGTTGACATACGAATTGCAGTTTCAGAATTAACATCAACGCCTGCTGGCGATGCGTATGCTGGTCTGCCTGGAATCAGTGGTTCTACAAACTGATTCTGCGCTCGCTTTTCACCTGCTGCGCGAAGTCTTTTAGATAGACTCATTGCCTGCCTTTTCTGTTCTTAATTGATACCAACCGCCATCCCAAAGGGTTAGCAGTTTGCGGAAGTAATCTTCGTACTCTTTGGCGATAACATCTAGCGCATATCGGCCAACAGAATGTTCTCTAATTTTCTTTCGGTCTAGCGTTTTAACGTTTTCGGCTGCATCCATAAACTCTTGCAGCGTTCTGCAACGGTAGCCTGTCAGACCGTTTATGTTGTTCTCTGTAAATGCGCCCCAGTCGGTTGTGATAGTAGGCGTGCCACAGGCTTGGGCTTCAATAACTACATTTCCAAATGGTTCGATATAGAGCGTTGGGGCAAAAGTTGCAATTGCCCCGCCCATAAGTTCTGCCCGCTGCTCTGGCCCTACTGAGCCAACAAACTCGCCATAGCCTTTTTGCTCGCCAGGTCCTGCCAAGATAAGTCTCTTGCCAAGTCGCTGGCAAACTTCTTGCGCAATCTTGAATCCTTTGCGCTCAATTAAGCGACCAATGAACAGGTAATAATCACCGTCACCTTTGCCAAGTGGGAACATCTCTGGTTCTAAATAACCAGAAATCACTGTGTCAAAAAATTGACCATCAACTGTGGTCGGATTCTTCCATCCTGCATAGATGGAGTGCATCCAAGCGTAGGATTCAAAGACTCGATACTTGCTAAAGACCCCGCCATAGCCAACGCCAAACTCCACAGATATGTGGTTGGGGTAAGCATCGGCAATTGGCTTATGTGCGCTCCCACCAATTAAGCAGATGAAATCTTGCGCTTGCAAGTGGCTTTGCATCAGCCTAATCACATTGGCGTTAAAGATTTGCCAGTGCGCAGCGTTGGTGTCGAAACTTGCCTGTGTGTAGTGGCTGTTGCCTACTGCCTCTGCACGGCGCTCTTCTGGAATACAGGTGATGAGTTTGGTGACTGGCGCATCTACTTGCTCGCCAGCGTAGAGATAAACTTCGTGACCAAGACCTGTCATCATTATGCAGAAGCGCCTGACCTTTTCGGTGAAGGCGCATCCTGCGAACTCTTTTGTAACCTGCGTATGTGGCAAAGCCACAACGTGAAATCTCATTCATCCCCCGATGTTTAAGTGATTATCCTACGAGATTGTGCCGTTTTCTTCTAACCAAGCAGCATAAACAGGGTTAGCAGGGTCTTTTGGAAAAGATAACTTAGAGCCATCTGCATTAGTAATTTCTATATGCGTTTCGCTATGTCCTTCAGGATATGTGTTTGTTATTTCTCTTATCATAGTTCTGCTATCACTCCTAAGTAACCTGCCGTAGTATTTGCTTGCCGTAGAAAGTAAGGCCTATTTGCTACTAAACCAGAAGCAACTGTAAAATCTATTCCTAATGTTTTATTAGTCGCATAAGTGCTGGATAATGTTACTGCTGTTATTGCTATATTAGTTGCTTCTATATCTGAAACTTCAAGACTTGCAGATTCAAGGGCGGTAGGCGCAACTCTCATTGTTACTGGTAGATAAACCAAAGCCAAACCATTTGTACCACTATATCTAATTGCGCTACCAATGTTTCCTCTTGTATTGCTAGGGTCATTGAATCGAACATAATACCTCTGACAAGCGGCTAACTCGCCTTGGATTGTGCCGCCACTTCTACGGAAGGCTGGTGCGGTAGAAGCGGTGTAGGTTCCTAAATCAATTTGAAAACCAGTAATTTCAAAATAATCTGCTGCGCCTGCTGTTCCTGTGAAATCAAAGAAAAAGAATACTGCCATTTCAGTTGTTGATGCACCAAGTGTTCCTGTTATGACAAAACGCTGCCAAGAAGTTGTCAAGGTAGGGCTTGAAGTAATACTGGAAGATTCACCTGTATATCCACCATTTTGTCTATTTTGGTCTGTTCCTGTTCCCGTGATTAAATATGCGTTAAAAGTGCTAGGTGCATAGTTAGCACCTTTTCTTGCATAAAATGACATCGTTACTGTTTTGCCAGCAAAAGGAATTGTATTAACTGTTTCCAAAGACGATGACAAATTAATACCACCCGTACCCGTTTGTCCTGAGTTGCGCTGAAACCTCAACGCATATTGGATGTTAGGAAGATTTGTAGTGTCTCCAGTTGCTTGTCTAGAAATAGTGCAAGCCTGATTAGCGTTAGTTCCCGTACACCATCTATCCGCTAAAAATGTTGTCCCCGCAGATGCGGCTAAAGAAATAGAAGTTCCTCTTTGCCAAATATCAAATCCACCGTTGATGACTGGATTGGCTAAAGCGTTTTGTGGGTTGTAGCGCAAGCCTGTTGAAGTGGAACTATCCGCGACAAGTATGCTGCCGTTATCTGAAACTGCCAGCCTACCCGCAGCGTCGGCGCCTGTGCCAACTATCAAATCGCCTTTGGCGTCAATAACTTTTGGTTTAGTGTTCTGGGCGTTATCCGCCAAATCTCTTGCTTTAGTCATTGACTACCTTTCTGGTTGTACTATTTTTTTAATCATAATCCCTCAAGATTATGCTAGAAGCAGTTTGGCTTCTTCCTCAGTAATCCCTAGCCTATCTAGCAGGGCTGCCTTTTCAGCAGCTTTTGCTTCGGCTTGGGCTATTCTCTGTTGGTCTGCCTCAACATCTAAATGCCATTGAGCCAGTTCTTCAGCGTTCATTTCTCGTTCAGTTATCTCGTTTGTTTCTGCATTGTGAATAACTATTAAAGGTCTATTCATTATTTGACTCCATAAATTATGTAAGAACCGCCAGCCCAATTGCTGCTATTGGTCAAAAGTGTAACTGAGGTAATTGCTGAAGTTGAAGCAAATTGGAATGTGCCAGAGAGATTCATATTGTAACTGTCGCCCGCATTTCTGGCTTTTCCGTTATATGTGCCAGATTTGTGTGTTGTAGCGTTTGAATAATCTGGAATTTGTAAATAAAAGAAATTGTCTCTTTGAGCATTTAAGAACGAATCTAAATTAGGCTCAATAGCGTTGTTTGTTCCGTTGGCATAATTACTTACTGTATCTTCTGCTGAATGATACCAAGAGATTTGTCCATAATCCTGATTTGAATTTCCATTAAATCTAACTTGTAAATAGTCATTACTACTGGCGTAAAAATCTCGCATCATTACGACTAGCATTCGATAGTCGGTTGAGATGCTGCTAATAGTAACTGTGTTTGCATTGGTGGGTAAATTAGCAGTTGCTAACTCTGTCCAACCACCAGCAGCAGGAGCAGCCCATTTTAGACCTGTCGTTTCCGCAGAATCCGCTGTAAGAATGTATGTGTTTGTGCCTACTGCTAGGCGGGCTATTGTGTCAGCACCAGTGCCAACCAGTAAATCACCTTTAGCATCCGCTACTGTGTTTTGGGTATCGGCTACATATTTAAGTCCTGTAGCCTCACCTGAAGCAGCGACCAAGCGATGATTGTTGGTTCCTACCGCAAGGCGCCCCACCGTATCTGCCGCAGTTCCCGCAAGTAAATCTCCCTTTGCGTCAACTGCTGTAACTAATAAAGCGTTAGTAACATTGAAAGTTCCCCAAGCCAAAATCTCAACAACATCGCTTGCAGATAACGCTGCTAAACTTGTAATTGATGTGCCAGTAGTAGCGGCGTAATCTTGTGTTCGCACCAAAGAAGCGCCATTTAAGAATACTTCTTCAAGTCCGACGGTGTAAGCCAAAACATTTGAATCAGCATCGGCGCCTGATAATGATGTTTCGCCGCCAGTTGCAACGTAACGATAACGATTTAATGTGGCTTCACCAAGTGCGCCAGATGGTCCTGTAGCACCAGTAGTACCCGTCGCACCTGTCGCGCCTGTCGCGCCTGTAACTCCAGTCGGTCCAGTTGCTCCAGCAGGTCCTGTAGCACCTGTCGGTCCTTCAACTCCTTGTGGTCCTGTTGCGCCAGTTGCACCTACAGCACCAGCAGCACCACTAGGCCCAGTTGCGCCTGTTGCGCCAGCAACTCCAGTAGGACCTGTTGCTCCAGTATCTCCAGCGATTCCTTGAGGACCAGTTGCTCCAGTAGGTCCTGTAGCACCTACAGCGCCAGCAGCACCGCTAGGCCCTGTGGCACCAACTGCTCCGCTAGGTCCTGTTGCACCGATTGGTCCTGTGGCACCTGTATCGCCTTGAACTCCTTGAGTTCCTTGTGGTCCAGTAGCGCCAGTTGCGCCAACATTTCCTTGCGCTCCTGTCGGCCCTGTTGGGCCTTCAATTCCTGTTGGCCCTGTTGCGCCAGTTGCGCCAGTTGCTCCAACTGCGCCTGCTGCGCCCGATGCTCCAGTTGCACCTGTCGGTCCTGTTACACCTTCGGGGCCTGTCGCACCGATAGGGCCTGTGGAACCTGTAGCGCCACTAGCACCGACATCGCCTTGCACACCTTGCGGGCCTGTGGCTCCAATAGGTCCAGTCGGACCTGTTGCGCCTGTTGCACCGACAGCGCCTGTGGCACCAACTGGTCCAGTAGGACCTGTTGCGCCTGTTAAGCCAACATTGATAAGCAATAATGCAAGAGATTGGAAGTTGCTAAAGTTGGTTGTGCCAGTGCCACCTGAAGAATCTATGATTACTGGAACGGTGCTATAACCGCCAAGAACGGTTGCTGCAGCAGTAACTTTGAACTTCTGAAAATTAGTGTGAACATCTCTATCTTGAATGATAATGAAATCATCTGCTTTTAATAGCGCAATAAAGACATCAATATCATTACCATCAACGTCTAAGTGGTCAATGTTTAATACAGTGGCGTTGATTTGTGTCGCATTGTTCCAACGAATATCGCCAGCGCCAGGGTCACCTGAAGTTGATGATGTATCTGCGCTGTAATCAAATAAACTTGTAGAACCGCCATTTGCACCAGCAGCGCCAGTAGCACCTGTTGCTCCAGTTGGACCTGTCGGACCTGTGACACCGATAGGACCTGTTGGGCCTGTGACACCAGTTGGGCCTTGGATATTTCCTACATCCTGCCACTCACTTTCGGCAACGCTCCAAACATATAAATCACCAGCGCCAACGATATAAGCATCGCCTTGATTGCCAGTTGGATGAGCCGCTTCAAGAGCAGCAAGAGTTGCAAACGAACCAAGGATTTGGATACCTTCACCTTGCGGGCCTGTAACACCTGTTGGTCCAGTTGCACCTGTTGGCCCTGTTGAACCAGTTGAACCTGTGGCACCGCTTGCGCCAACATTTCCTTGTGAACCTGTAGCACCTATCGGCCCTGTTGCACCTGTTGGTCCTACTGAACCTGTTGCTCCAGTATCGCCTTGAGGACCAGTTGCGCCAATATTTCCTTGTGAACCTGTAGCACCTGTAGCGCCGACAACTCCTTGAATACCTTGAATACCTTGAATGCCTTGTGCGCCAGTTGAACCTGTTGGACCAGTTGGACCTTCAACACCTGTTGCACCTGTTGGTCCAGTAATACCAATTGGACCTGTTGCACCAGTAACTCCAACTGGTCCTGTAACACCGATAGGACCTGTGGAACCTGTCGGTCCTGTTAAACCTTGAATACCTGTTGCACCTGTTGCTCCAACTGGACCTGTAACACCAATTGGACCAGTTGCACCAGCAGGACCTGTTGCACCTGTTGGACCGACGGGGCCAGCAACGCCAACATCGCTTACAACAACGGTGTTTGTATCTTCATTGATGACAACTGTATTAGACACGGGTTACCTCGCCTGCAACTGTAATTTGACCTTGAATAAGTCTTGTAACGACCCCACCTGATGAAATTTCTAAATCATAAACATAAAAGCCTGCATCAAGAGCGGCAGTCTGCACTGCTGTTGCTGACAAAACTAATTTACCTTGTGCGCCAGTGATAACAATGCCACCATTTGATGTGTTTAATGTTAAAGCAGCAGTGTCAGAATTATAGTTCTGACGTAATTGCATTGCTGCTGTATAGCCAGTTAGATTTATGACAGTTCCAGTAGAATCTTTATAGATAACATTCAAATCCCAATTAGAACCTTGGTCTATTGTAAAATTGTAAATACCAGCAGTCATTACTTCTCCGTTGCCCACACTAGGAATCCGCCAATTGCCATTAACGCCAGCGGAAGTGAAATCATTGCAACCCCGACGGTAAAGAGCGCAACGCCAAGAACTTCAGCGGCGATTGCCCAATCTATTTTTTTCATTGTTACTCCTTACAGGTTAAGTGAAAAGAATTTTGGAACTGGCGCCTTTGCTTCAGGGGCGCTAGTGGCGCGGTCATAGCCAAAGATGCTGGCAACGGCTGCGTCAATCTTGCGTTTGCTATTTGATTTGCTAACCATCACACCGCGTGAAGATTGCTTTGTCACGCAGTTATTCATATGACGTGCCAAGCGTTCATCTCCATCGTGCGTAAATGAAGCATTGACAACGCCTTCATAAAACTTCTGTGTTGCTGGCACCATACGTTCGGCGCTGTTTGGATATGAGACTACTGGCAGTCCTTCTTCATCGAGGACCATAAAGGTTCGCTGCCAACGGGCAGGGTCGAAAACAATTTCTCGCACATTGAAACGGCTATCGCGTGCAGTGTTGATAATGGTTTGTTCGACTTCTGCAACTGGAACGTGCCAAGTGTTGTCTGCATCGCTTGGCCTTTCCCATAATCCAACAACCATCAAATGTGGTTTTTCTCCGCCAAGTAACCAAGCAACCAAAGCAGTTGAGTCGTTAGAGAACGCGCCATCAAATGCCAAGATAACTTCTTCGCCTGGCTCTGGCTCACGTTCTTTATCAATCAATGCTTCCCAGGTTCCAGAAGGAAGCCAGGCAGTCTGAGTAGATGTCCAGATGTTCAACCTTTTGGTTTTGAATTCTGCTTCTGGCGTCCTCAACACTGCACTGGCAAAGTCATCGGCGGCACATATGTCGCCATAACCTGGGTTTGCAATCAGCCAGGCTTCTTCAGTTCTGTAATCAATTAAATCATTGCCTTCATACCAAGCAAAGAAAAATGATGGGTCATTTACTTCACCACTTACAATTCGTTTTCCGTAATTGTAAAGGTCATAGCAAAGTGAATCTTTACCGCTTGAATCTACTTTTACACCAGCAGTGGTAATTGCAACCAACATCGGGTCTTGTCTTGCGCCCATTGCTAGTGACATTACATCAAAGAGTTCACGATTTGGTTGTGCGTGTAATTCGTCAAAGGCTACAAAGGTTGGCGATAGACCTTCTTTGGTAAATGCTTCAGCCGATAGCGCTCGATAACTTGTGCCATTCTTTGGGTTGTAAATGGCATCGCGATAGACCTGCAAGAATTGCAATTCAGGTTCTAATCTAATCATCTCTTTGACAGTGCCAAATACAATCTTGGCTTGGTCACGGTCAGCAGCACAAGAATAAATCTCGCCACCTTGTGGTCCAAGAACTAGATGCTCTAATGCCACAGATGATAGCCAGGCTGATTTACCTTGCTTGCGGGGAAGGCCAATCAAGGCAATCTTATGTTTTAATTTGCCATTGTCTTTTACAGCAAATAGATTGCGAGTTAATTCCTTTTGCCAATCGCGGAATATCAATGGCTCGCCAGAATCACCTGCAACTGAATCTTTAGTTATCTTGCAAAGTGCTTCGGCGAAGTCAATGACATCATCACCGCGAGAGCCTTGATATTCGTCGGGTGACACTGCCGAGATGTATTTCGGTGGCCATCCCCCAATGGCTGTCATTACTTATCCCGTTTATTTCTTCGCGCTAACAATTCATCTAAGGCTGATGCCTTTTGAACTTCAGCAACACCAAGGCGTGAACGTGATGTCGGGTCAAAGCCTAAAGCCGCTAATGATTCACGAAAGGCTTTATTGACTGCTGTGAATGCGCGTGCATCTGCTGCTTCAAGTGTTGCCATAAATTTATTTTGAGCAGCGACGTTTGCATCAGCCAATCTGCACGCTGCTTCAACTGCTTGTATATCTGAATCAGGCGAGAGCCAAGTGATTGCGTGCGCCCAAGCGCGTTCCCATAATCTTGCGCCTTCTGCTTGAAGGTACGCAGGTGTTGGTGGGATTTCGCGTGCCATCGCAAGCGGCGTCACGCTGGCCAACGCAGGCAAAGGTCGCTGGCCTGGGTTGCCAGTTGCTCTTTTAATTTCATTTGGTTTCGGTGGTCTGCCCGCTGTCATTTTTTCCTTTTCAAATAAAAAACAAAATAAAACTGAGTTTCATAATTTCGCAGAGATGTGCGTTGCCA